ATATAGAGAAGTGATCGGCGATGATACAACTGACACAGCAGAAGCAGCATTCAACTTGTTAAAGGAGATCTGTGACAGAATCGTCCTCTGGGGCGGTAATTATTTTACGAAGTTCCTTCCGTTTTCTGATGGTTGGATCATATGGGACAAACGGCTTAACATGGCAAGCAACAACTTCGCTGATGGAGAAATGGCTTGGTGCAGTTTTCACACACCGGTCAGAATCTATCATCAGTTATGGAGTGGAATGGTCAGAGAAGGCGAACATGAGGAAAGGGTCCATCCTACTCAGAAGCCTGTCAGGATGCTTGGTGAGATTATAAGAGACTTCACGAAAGAAGGTCAGACGGTGCTTGACATTTTCGGAGGCTCCGGATCGACCCTGATAGCCTGTGAGCAGATGAAAAGAAAGTGCTACATGGCAGAACTGGATCCGCTCTATGTGGACGTTATAATTGACAGATGGGAAAGCCTTACCGGAGAAAAGGCTGTCCTTGTAGATAGATAAAAATGGCGAAGAAACGAACATGGAAAAAGAGAATCAAGGAAGCCTGCATCGAGGCTCAGACATATCGGCCATACTTCGACCAAACCATTGATACCGTGGCGGAGATCCTCGCGATGAGGGACGATGCCAGGGACAGATTCAAAGATATGGGAGGGCAGACCGTAGTCGTTCACACGAACAAAAACGGTGAGAAGAATCCGGTCAAGAATCCCGCGCTGGTCATTATCAACGACATGAACCAGACGGCACTATCGTATTTCAGAGACCTTGGACTCACTCCGGCGGGCCTTCGGAAGATAGACCAGTATCTGATGAAAGGCAGCCAGAAATCGAACTTCGCTGAGATTCTGGAAGGCATAGGGATATGAAAGCGAAGGATTATAAGAAGATCGCGGACAAGTTTGCAAATGACGTGATCGCTGGAATTCAGGTAGCAGGAAAGGAAGTCGTGGCAGCTTGTCAGCGATACCTGGACGACCTGAAGAGGGAAGATCTGGAAATGAGGATGAAGGACCCGAATGTGGTTTGCTCCATCATTGAAGGATTTTTCGTTCATCAAAAAGGAGAAGATACGGAAGGGAACCCACTCCTCGGGAAGCCCTTCATCCTACAGCCGTGGCAGGTTTTCGTCATCGTGAACCTCTTCGGCTTTTATTATAAAGGCACAAAAGAGCGAAGATATAAGGAAGCCTGGATCGAAGTTCCCAGGAAAAACGGGAAGACGAGTTTCATCGCGTCCTTGTCCTTCGCAGTCGGGATCCTTCAGAGGGCATCAAACTCGACAATATATATTATTTCAAATGCTCTGAAGCAAGCGCTTCAGAGTTTTGAGTTTTTGAAATTTAACCTGGAATATAAACAGCTGGATGAGGAGTTCAAGATCCTGAATAACAGCTTCAGCCATTCGATCGCATATAACTTCACCGGAGCGGACGGATCTCCGAACGGTCAGCTGTACATCGAAGCATTGGCAGCTAATCCGGACAGCCACGACTCTTTCAACTGCAATTTTGCTATTGCTGACGAAGTTGCAGCGTACAAGAAGGCTGCGCAATATAACAGATTCAAAGAGGCTATGAAAGCCTATAGAAATAAGCTGATGATCGGCATCACGACAGCCGGAGACAATGTCAACAGCTTCGGCTATCAGCGTCAGGAATACGCGGTGAAGGTTGTGAAGGGAATCGTGAAGGACGATTCACTATTCGTCCTTGTAGCCCGGGCAGATCAGGACCAGAAGGGAAATGTCGACTATGAGGATCCGATCCAGCATCAGAAGGCAAACCTTTCATACGGTGTCACCGTAACAGCTGAAGATCTGCTTCATGACTCCATAGAAGCGAAAAACGATCCGCAGCAGAGAAAGGACTTCCTCTCGAGATCACTTAACATATACACGGCGCAGCTGAAGAGCTACTTCGACATCGATGAGTTCAAGGCCTCTGACCGGAAATATAACTGGACGATGGAGGAGCTTGCGAAGCTTCCGATCAACTGGTATGGAGGCGCCGACCTTTCAAAAATGCACGACCTGACAGCCGGAGCGCTCTTCGGACATTATGAGGGAACGGATATCATCATCCCTCATGGGTTCTTCCCGGTGACGCAGGCCATCCGGAAACAGGAAGAGGATGGAATCCCGCTCTATCAATGGAAGGACGAAGGGACGCTCACGATCTGCAATAATCCGACAGTCAACTATTCCGACATCGTGAACTGGTTCATCGATATGAGGAAGCGGGGCTTTAAGATCCGGAGCATCGGATTTGACAGGAAGTTCGCTGAAGAGTTCTTCCTGACGATGCAGTCCAACAGCTTTCCCATAAAGGACCAGCCTCAATACTTTAATATAAAATCAAGCGGTTTCAGACACATCGAGAAATCGGCAAAAGACGGCAATCTATACTATCTCCATTCGGCTGCATATGAGTATTGCGTCTCAAACGTCCACGGGATCGAGAAGGTGGACGACATGATCCAGTATGAGAAAGTCGAACGGACACAGAGAATCGACTTATTTGACGCGTCGGTTTTCGCTGCTTATCAATATATCAACGAAATGAAGAGAGCTGCAAAGGCAGCTTCCTGGTGGAGCGAATGAGCAAGAAAAGAAAGAAAATAAGAGAAGAGAACAAGACTGAGACAAAGACCACCGAAAAGAAGCAGGTGGCCTTTTCTCTGTCAGACAATTGGGAGGACATCCTTTGCATGGGATATACGTGCCTCGACAGAAATCCGGAGATCTTCGCAGCCTGTAACAGAATTGCGAAGCTGATCTCCACCATGACCTTATATCTCATGTCCAACGAACAGGACGGGGACCACAGAATTGTGAATGAGCTGTCCAGAAAACTGGACATCAATCCGAATTCATACATGACGAGAAGGACCTACATGGAAGCTGTTGTCATGAATCTTCTTCTGAACGGAGGAGGAAATGCGGTCGTGAGGGTCCATACCAAAGGCGGGATCCTGACGGAGTTCGAACCGATATCCCCATATAGGGTGAGCTTCATCCAGGACGGTTACAGATATAAGGTTCTGATCGATGGCATCCAGTATGATCCGGACGAAGTGCTCCACTTCGTGGACAACCCGGATCCGGATTTCCCTTGGAAGGGAAGAGGGTTCACAGTAACCATCAGAGACGTCGCTGACAACCTCAAACAGGCCCAGGCAACGACAAAAGGCTTCCTTAAGTCCAAGTGGAAGCCCCCTATAATTGTAAAGGCTGACGGCCTCACAGAGGGCTTCTCGAGCAAATCCGGAAGACGAAAACTCCTCGAGGAATACATCGAGATGGACGAGATCGGAGCTCCCTGGATAATTCCTGCGGACCACTTCGACGTGAAGGAAGTGAGACCGCTGACCCTGAAGGATCTGGCCATTTCCGACACCGTGACTCTCGACAAGAAGACAGTGGCCTCCATCATAGGAGTCCCGGCTTTCCTGCTGGGCGTGGGAGAATTCAATCAGAAAGAGTGGAATACTTTCATCGAGACTACGGTGAAGGCAATCGCTCAGGAGATAGAACAGGAATACACGAAGAAGGTCATCTTGAGTCCGAAGTGGTATGTGAGATTTAATATCACGTCCCTCAAGAATTGGGATCTCGACACGGTGGCCAATGTATTCGGCACATTATATGACAAGGGGATCGTCACCGGAAACGAAGTCAGAGACAAGCTTGCCATGAGCCCGATGGAGGGACTGGATGAGCTTGTAAGACTTGAGAACTTCATTCCGGTATCTGAAGCAGGCAATCAGTCCAAGCTGACCAAGGAGGATTAATATGGAGAAAAGAACAATCAGGCAGACAAGGACCTGCCTCACAAATTTCAAAACGAGAGAAGACGGAGAAGAGCTGAGGATCGAAGGCTATTTCTCCGTTTTTAATAGCAATTACGAACTTTGGCCCGGAGCTACTGAGTCAGTAGCCCCCGGAGCATTCAGCGAGACCTTAGGCGTGGACGATGTCCGCGCCCTGATCGACCATGAAACCATGTATGTACTTGGAAGAAATGTCGCCCAGACTCTGGAACTGCGCGAGGACGATCACGGACTTTGGGGAAGCATCAAGATCAATCCGAACGATCAGGATGCAATGAACTTATATGCGAGAGTCCAGCGCGGAGACGTTAACCAGTGCAGCTTCGGTTTCGACATCCTCGAAGAGGAAACCGACTTCCGCGACGATGGATCCATCCATTGGACGATCAAGAAGGTCAAACTCTATGAAGTTAGTATTTGCACATTTCCGGCGTACAAAGAGACCGAAGTCGAAGCCAGAAAGAAAGACTTTGAACAGATCCGACAGAGGAAGGTTGAAGCCGGGAAAGAGAAACTTTTAAAAAGACTGAAGAAAGGAAAAGAAGATGCTTAAGAAACTCTTACTTTCAAAGAAGATCTCCGACAAGAGAACAGCTCTCTCAGAGCTTATGAAGAAGGATGAGGACTTCAAAAAGAGAAACGATGAGCTCGAGACTGCTATCAAGGAATCCACCACCGAAGAGGAACAGACAGAACTCGGACAGATGGTCGATGACCTTGAAGCCGAAGAAACCGAGCATGAGGATTCTAAGAAGTCCCTTGAAGAGGAGATCAGAGCTCTCGAGAAGGAACTCGAAGAGCTTGAAGAAAAGGATGAAAAACCGGTTCCTGCACCTGGTGAGGAGCCCAAGGAAAGAAAAGAAAGAAAGGAAGTCAATTTCATGAAGTTCAAGAGATTCAATGAAATGCCCCTGGAACAGAGGGCTGTTATTTTTAAAAGAGATGACGTCAAGGAATTCATGCAGAACGTTAGAAGCTGCATGTCTCAGAAAAGAGCACTCACGAATGCAGGTCTCTTAGTTCCCGAAGTATTCCTCGGACTGATCCGTGAAAATGTGATCGATTATTCCAAACTCTGGAAGCATGTAAATGTAGTCTCAATCAACGGAAAAGGAAGAGAGGTAATCCAGGGAACCTATCCTGAAGCCATATGGACGGAGTGCTGCGCTATCTTAAACGAACTCGATCTTGCTTTCAACGACGTTGAAGTCGACTGCTACAAGGTGGGCGGATATATTCCAGTTTGCAACGCAAGACTCGAGGATTCCGATGCAGATCTCGCAGATGCCATCCTGGTCGCTCTCGGAGCAGCCATCGGCTTTGCTCTTGACAAGGCCATCCTCTACGGAACAGGAACCAAGATGCCTCTCGGTGTAGTTACCAGACTTGCCCAGACAACAGCTCCCACAGATTATCCTGCAACGGCAAGACCTTGGGTAGACCTTCACACCTCCAACATCCAGAGCATTGCTGCAACAGCAAAAGGAGGAGATCTTATTTCTGCAATCGTGGAAGCCTTCGGAAATGCTAAGAGTAAATACTCCAGAGGCGAGAAGGTGTTCGTCATGAACGATAAGACCTTCACAACCCTTGCAGCAAGCACCGTAGTCACCACAGCTGATGGAAGAATCGTTTCTGCAGTAGTTGACAGAATGCCTGTCGTCGGCGGAATCATCGAAGTTCTTGACTTCATCCCCGACAATGTAATCATCGGCGGATTCTTCGACCTTTATCTGCTTGCAGAAAGGAAAGGAATCACCCTTGCCAAGTCTGAGCATGTTCAGTTCATTCAGGACAGAA